CCACTCAAGTTTGTCCGACACATAGAGATACGGAGAGTTGTATTCTCCAGTGATGGGGTTTTGGTGGTTGTGTTGGGGGATCAAGTATTGGTTGACTTTGATTATACCATTGGAGATATCGCTGTTACCTCTTGTAGCGACGATTCCTTCCTCTAGAAACATCTCACTTATAGCTTTTCCAACTAGCTTCTTACCGGCACTCTTGCGCCTGAAGATGTCAGGATCAGCAAGGATCATGTTAGAAGTATCAACGCCGTACTTATCCCGAGTAGACTTGATAGCATTAATGTGATCGTCAAGTGGAACTTCTTTCTCGTAAGCCCCATCCATAAGGAACACATTACCGAAGTTATCGACAAAACCAAGGATATAACAAAAAGGAACAGCAAGTCCATAGTCATATCCTTCTAGATAAGTAATACCAGAAGTCTTTAATTGTAATTGCTTATAGTAGTTGTGGATAGCATGATGGCTCATAATGTGCACGTTTTCGCTGAAGGATGGATATACTAAGCCTTCATACGAAGCCCACTCTCCCATAAGAAACCTTGACCGCATCTGTCCTTTATAAGAAGCCTCTAACGTCTGGATAAAGTCTGGTTCCAAGTTATCCTTATTCTCGTAAGTAGAGCCTTCAAACAATTCGATAATAGGTACAGGTAACCTATCGTCACCACGAAGTATACGTCCTTCGCTGTCAGTTTTGCATAGGAGCTTGTCATTAACAACCCCTAGTTTTAAATCATGTAATGGTTTAACCAATTCACGGTATACCCAATTCCTAGTAGGGTTACAAGTGAGAACGAAAATACGAGGCCCACTGTCAGGCATAGTATCGTCTGTACCTTCATAGCGAGTCATCCCTCTGAGTCTACCTAGAAGATCTAAGAAGTCCTTGTGTACAATCTCTGGGTCTTCCATTTGGTCAACAACTATCCAATCATAAGTAGCGGACAACAAGTTAGACGTTGTAGACTCATTGCCTAACTTACCTTGCTGTGCAATGTATCGGAAGTTGATAGTCGTACCATTCTTCAACGTACAGGTATTACTAGCATTCGCGCTTTTAGGGAAACTTTCAATCCAATCAGTTGGGCACCACTTTATGAACTCTTTACGAAGCGTGTCATTAAGTTTAGGATATGTTGACCTAGCCATAAGGCCGTTCGACCCAGGATAATCTTTCGCAAGTTGTATAGCTTTGATACATGCTCCAGAAGTTTTACCATTAGCAAACCCGCCACCAAAGAGTTGAATCTTGGCTCTAGACTTTAAGAACCTATCCTGTAGACTCTCTCTTTGTAGTCTGAATGTAGCCATTGTTACTTAACAGCAACCCAATCGTCATTGGTAAGTGTATCGTCGTCCATGTCACCGTCAACACGCTTACCAACATAGTTAGTATCACTAGCTACATCGTGGGCAATCTCACCTATATAAGAAGGAACTACGTTAGCGATAACGGTTGCAACACCACGGTTAACACTACTAAGTTTGTTCTCAGGACCGGAGCCAGTAGTCCCACCACCATTGCCACTTGTCTCTGCTACGATAGCCATTTGTCTCTCCTTTACTTCTTTATTCGTTGTTGTAGAACTTGGAGTAATTGATTTAATTGTTGTCCTTGTGGATTGTATTCTGGCATTGGAGCAGATTGGTAATTACTAAAAGTTTCTGGCATAGTTGCGGGACGAATAGTCCTTAATTTCCCATCTACCATTTGTCTACTAAATCCTTCTCCACCTCCCCGCCAATCTTGGAACGTCTCTACCATTGGAGTTGTTTGGGGATTACCTTTGTCAGCCATAATTAGAAGTCCACATCAATTGTTGGAATGTCATCTTTTCTTTCAACGTATTCGATTGTAAGTCCACCTTCCATCTTGTGTCGATGTTCTACAATATCTACTGGACGTTGACCTGCACGATCTAGTACATCCTTAGCTGCACTACCACGAGTAGTTTCACTCTCACTACCCATTAAGTTAAACATGACATCTGCGGCAGTACGAGATTTCTGAACGAACAATCCTCGTACATCCGACATATCACTTTCAACAATGTTCTTGAGTAGCTGCTTCTGTAGTCCAGCGTATACATCCGAGGACTTAACTGCTTGTAGTTGTTCAAGAGGAATGAGTAGAGTGTTTGATATATCCTCGTCTGTAATACCAAATAGAGAGTAAGACATAACAACACTAATGGTATTCATCTGAGAAGGAGGAACGGGAAGATCGCTAATCCTCTTACGAGAAGCAACAATCTCCCGTTTGATTTCCTCAGTATTAGGTACAGCCACTAAGATTTCATCAGTGACTACACAGCCATCTTCAGGGTCTATCTTAGTACCATCAGCCAATACTAATGGCTCTGTTCCTTGTGGAAGCATTAAGCACCAGGACCTAAGTCTGTATTAGCAGCGGCTTTCTTCCTAGCTTCTCGTCTAGCTAATTCACCAGCAAGTCGCTTTGATTGTCCAGCCTTAACATTAGCTTTAGCAACTTTATCTGCGGCTCTACCAACCCTTCTACTAGCAGCCGCAGGATTAACTTTAGCTCTAGTCTCTCCAACTTTTCTAGCAGCGGTCTTAGCTCCACGACCAGCAGCAGAAGCACCACGACCAATGGCTTGTGCGCCGCCTCTAACAGCTTGTCCTGTAGCAGCAGTTAACGGACCAGCAGCAGCAAATCCAGTTGCAGCCAAGGGCGCACCAGTTAATCCAAGAGCAAGAAGTATTTGTTTCACGAGACTCATTTCGCCGGGAGTTTGTAGCCTCTCACCTTCTGGACGCAAGTCCATGACACCGGATAAAGCATCACCGGGACCGATTAGTAAGTCATTCAGGCCGGGAGATGTAGGAGATACAGGAGGAGTAGGAGTAGGAACAACACCACCTTCCGAACCGGGAGGGAATTGTGTTCTACCATCTGGACCTAATCCACCAAAGGGTTCTAAAGGATCAGCCGTAGAAGGTGGTACTTGTTGTCCAACAGTCCCACCGGGATCAGCAACGGTAGGATCAATAACAGGAGTAGGCAAGTTATCCAACTCAGTAAACGGATCACCACCTGGACCTTGTTGAATACCTAATGGAACTCCACTAGCAGGACTACCCAATGCTGGAGCTTGTGGCATGATACCAAGCATCTCAGTAGGCTGTCCACCAACACCTTCGCCGCCTAAAGCACTACGCCCTAAGTTATCTAACCACCTACCTAGAGCGTTAGTCTTATTACCAGCAGCGTCTACAGGAACTTCGTAGTGTTCCCCATTTCCGGTATCTCCTGGAACATGGGCCATTAGCTTAACTTCCCTCCACCACCATTACCTGAAGCATCGGTGGGATAAGTAATAGTGCCACTAGAAGATGGAGCGCGTAATGCTGTATTACCACCGGGGATGACTTCCGCATTGAGCGTAGTAACGTCAGCAGCGGTAGCAGCACGAGCGGTTTCAGCAGTTGCGTCATCCTTGTCACTATCAAGGACAAGACCCATGATCTCTTTAGAAGCAATCGTACGAACACCGCCTTGTACATTAGCAGTGGTGTCAGCTTCAGCAGTCAGTTGACTGATAGTAACACTAGCTGTATCGGTAGGTGTATTTTCTGCAAGTGCCGTGAAGATGATCTCACCTACTTCCCTCATGCCTTTCTTACGAAGAAGACGCATCAGGTGGTAGCGATTGGGGGACTTGCCACTAAGGAACTCGTAAGTTCCGTTAGTTTCTCCATTAGTCGTACTGAAATCAGTAGACCAGTATTGTGCAGATGTAGCCATAACTCTTATCTCCTACTAAGTTGTTTTGTCAGTGGCTATGTATGTGTGTCACATATTGTGCATTATATTGTCCCTGTGGAAGGTTATTGATTCTAATATCCACAAAGAAACTTGTCAACATCTATTACACGGGCAGCGCAGTTGCCCGACTTCGCAAGCATCCTCGTACAACATATATTATTTAGGGAACCTGTGTGTCAACCCACGCCCCCTGTTTTTGTTAATGGGGGGGACGATAGATCTTACCTAGGCACAGTCCCTATATTATTAAGCACCCGTTTTTATTCGGCGGGGGGGAATTTCTTTGCGTCAAACACCCACCCCCTATCTTCTATCGAAGGTGTGTTGTGGTTGGTTAAGAAGGCCGCAGCGCATACTTAAACCTTAACCTTAGGAGCTACGCTATGAAAACTACCACATGGTCACGCAAGGGCGGGTTCGTATCCGTCATACTCTGTGCCAACGGTCGAACAGCTTACGTCGGCACCAAGGTAATGAAGACCAAGAAGGGAGCCGAGGGCCAGAACGTTCGGGTACGGCAACTCTGTGGAGATAACTGGGAGAAGGGCAACCTTCCGAAGACCAGTACGAATCCAGAGGACGGAACGGTAAGGGTCAACTACCGCTACGAGAACCTCACCACGATCTAACCTCTAACGGAGGATGGAGCAGAACACCGCTTCATCCTCCACTTAGGAGCTACATACTATGACGCATGAAATCGAGGACTACACAACCAACGACCTAATCGCTGCAATCAACAGTGACTTCCAGACTGATGCGAACAAGGCTGAGTTCATAGTCGAGTTACTACATCGCATAACCCAAGAACAAGAAGGAGTCGAAGATGTAATGTCTCAATAACAACTAACGAGAACTAGGATGCTAAGACGCATCCTAGTTCTCTATTTGGAGGGTAGATGCACCCTTGCCATCGTGTGTGACATAAACTTGCAGTTAACGTGCCTGAGTTGACACATAAGCATCAGTTAGGAGTGTTAGTGGGTATTATGATCCATCACCCATAACCCATTGATCTATATGACAGAGGCTAACGTGTATATGTGTATAGATGCTTACGCTACAGGCTGTATATGGTACTGCATATGGTATGCAGAGCAGATTTGGTTGGTATATGTGGTAAAAGGTATACAGGTTTCCCTACCGTGCTGTGTGTGCCCTACCCATTGCTTCTGTGTTTTGTGTAGTTTGTTGGTGTTAATAGAATGAATTAGGAGTATGATATGAATAAACTAATGGTAAGAGTAGAAGTTACAAACAATGGCATACTCGATGAAATGTGCAAAGGTTCACTAGAAATGGCTATTTCATTCTTAATAGCAAAGGAAAGAGATATTAAAGATACAAAGAATGATAACAAAGATGAGGAGAGAATGTAATGTCTTGGTTGTGTTTGTGTGGTAAAAGTCTTCTGTTGCTTGTAGAAAGGGTGTGTATATGAGATATCCACTAGATGACAAGTACATAACATACTGTATATGGACAACACCATTTACAAATGAACAGCGTAAGAGGTTCACTTGTAAGCCTAAGCCAAAGAAGGTAATCACAGCAATGAACAAGGTCAAACCTTACATGAGTGACGAGGAAGTATCACGATACCTCGCCGAGTATAATGAATCAGGCTTCGATGATATACCTAATTGGTTACGACAAGAATTAAAAGTAAGACAGCTAGTATTTAAGAAGAGGCAACCCACAGACATGGAAAAGTGGGAAACAGTAAGTGATGCAAGAGAACATCGCATAGTAAATAAGGAACTAACACAAGAAGACTACAAAGATAAGTATATGAAAGGCAAATCCATAACCATTATAACGTAGGAGAATAAGATGTTTAGTGTCACAAACTATATCGACGAACTCACTGTTAACGAAGACGACGATGAACTTCAAAGGGCTATT